ATAGATAAAGATATAGAGAAAGATATAGCTAATAGTACTGGTAGCATATTAACTAATAAAATAATGCAACAAGATAATCTTGCTGAAATACTTGATAATATATTTGGAAATGAAAAATAATTTGACTATATTTAGAATTCATATATGTTATTACAAAATACAGGATTAAAAAATACTTTATCGCTATTCAGCATTACATTATAAAGTTCCTGTACAACATATATAGGCCAAGGTTTTTTGTCATTCCTTGGCCTTTTTTATGCGTTTGACTTTTTAAAATGATATATATGTTTGGTAATATCAGAAATTAATCGTATATTACTTATAACAAAATGACAAGTATGAAACAATGTAGAAGATGTGGTAAAGTTAAAGACACCACACAATTCAGTAAAAGTAAAGCAAACTCAGATGGTTTACAACGTGATTGCAAAGAATGTAACAAAATCACAAATCACAAATTCAGAACTGAAATTAATCCTGAACACCATAGACAATGGCAATGGGATAATGTAGTAAAGTATAATCAATATATTAAGAAGTATAGAAAGGCTGACAAGAATGGTATCATATACGCAATAACAAACGCAGAAGGTGAAGTTTATATTGGAATGTCAGAAGCATATTTAAATGTTAGAATGATTGAACATAGAAAACATTATAGACAATACAAACAAGGTAAAAGAAATTCATTACCTGGTCTTCATAAATCAATTGATAAGTTTGGATGGAAGAACCATAATATTCAAACTCTACTTGAATTACAAGGTATAGACAGAAAGGAATTAGAAAACATAGAAAGAAGTTTTATTGAATTAGTAAAACAAACGGGCAAATCATTAAATAAAAGAAATTGGTAATTATGAAAAAGACAATTAAATGCATAGGATGCTTCATTAGATTAGGAAGCATATTAGAACACATTATAGGACTTGTAACATTAGGTTGGGGTAAACATACTGCCAGTTGGGTTGCAAGAAAATTAGGATACTCTAATTGCGGTTGTGATAGACGCAGAGTATATCTTAACCAACTGACGTGTAAAAGTTATTCAGAAACAATTAGTATATTATAAAATAAAAACAAATGCAAACAACAAAAGCAACATTAGACGGAACATTCGGTTACAAAGTAGAGACATTAGAAATAGATGAGAATGCAGTTTATATGGTAGACTGGTCAAAGATGCAATCAGTAAACGATATGATTTTAATCTTAGCAAGTATGGCTATTGGATTTCCAGGCAACCATCCTAACATTGAACAATTAAAACCATTCTTAAATCTACAAACACCTATTAAAAGAGAACCTCAACAAAAAGAAGTTGCATTACCTAAACTAAAAAAGATTAAGTAATATGAATGACTTAAATGAAAAAGAGTTAGAAGAACTAAAAGGTATATTAAGTCAAATTACGACTAGATTACCAGAAGATAAGGCACACTATGTTTGGAATACATTCAATCATATAAGAAGTGAAAAAGAACCAATGCCGTGTATGTGTGGAAGCAGTGGAGCACATTGGAAAAGAGCAGTTGACTTTCTTCATGATTATGTAAAGAATAAGTAAATGATAGATTCAGGTAGTATACAATACAATGAATGTAAAGAAAGGTTAACCAATCTATATCTGGATTCTAATCATTGGTTAATTAAACATGCAATAAAGATTTCCAAAAATAGAGAAGAAGGTGAAGATTTAGTACAAGAACTCTATGAGTATTTACATAAGAAGTGTAATCCAAAGATATTCTGGGGTAATGCATACAATATGTTTTATTGTTATCGTTTTTTAGAAAGCAGATGGATTAATAAGACAAAGAAATTGAATAGAGTTGTATACAAAGAAGAGATGCCTGAAGAAGTAATGGAAGAGGAATACGATATCGATAGAGATTTGCAATTGCAGAATGCACATGAAGAAGTAATGAATGAATTACATAAGTTAAAAGTAACAAGAATGTGGCCGCAAGCCCGTATCTTTGAACTATATTGGTTATCGGACAAAACTCTTGATGAAGTAGCAAATGATATAAAGATAAGTAAGTCAACAGTATTCCTTTCAGTTAAGAAAATAAGAAAGTATTTAGAAAGTACATTAGACAATCCATTTAATAAGTAAGTTATGGCAGGAGGATTATGGGCAAGAAAGTTTGACAGAAAGAATGGTGAGACTAGACAATGTAATTATTGTGGTGATACATTCCATGCAAAGAAACCTATATGGAAATGTACTAAGTGTGTTAATGCAGCACAAAAAATAATTGAAACTGCAAAGAGAGCAAGAACTCCAAAGAAACAACAATACCCGTTTGACAATTATGGTAATGAAGCAGGTGCAAGATTTTGTACAATAAGAACTGCACTGAGTAATGCATGGAAAGAGTATAAGAAAACAGGAGATAAGTCTCATGTTATTGCACACTATAATAAACAATTGAAGGAAATAAAAGATAATGGTATATGGCAATGGATATGGGATAGAAGAGATGACGAAACTCTAAAAGAAAATCGACCAAAGACAAGGAATATGATTGAAAAGGAAGTGCCTGATACAAGAGGATGGTATGAAGAGTAGAATAGATTATAATTATGCTCACTTTAACTTTGATTGGACATGGATTAAAGATAAAGAATTAGTTATGAAAGGTGACCAATACGCAGGTATGTTAATTATATTAGATGATAGAGGTAGAGCAGTTGGAATGTATGCATACGAATTAATAAGTGATTATGAAGAAGAACAATAAGGAAATAATCGTATTAATGACTGTATACATCCTCGCCATTGGATTATTATTGTTATGGAGTATGTTTGTATCGCTTTAACTACAAATGACGCATATGAGTGTTTTAATAGTATATAAATCGAATAAATAACGGGCAATAAACGAATATGGCAAAGTTTGAAGTAGGAAATAAATTAGGTGGTAGAAAGCCAGGTTCTTTGAATAGAAGTACCGAACAGGCAAAACTTGCAATCGCTAGACTTGCTAATCAGGGGTTAAATAATATTACCGAGGATTTTGAAAAGATAAGAAAAGAAAATCCAATCGAAGCAGCAAAGCTTTATCTGAAATTATTAGAATACATTGTGCCGAAGAAAGCATCAATGGAGATAAGTGGTGAGATAGACCATAGAATACAGCAAGTGTCTATAAACATAAACAGAAAAGATAGTGAACATAGAGATTAATACTACTGTTACATTTGAACATCTATTGGATAGTAAGAATAGAGTTACACATCATCTCGGAGGTACTCGTTCAGGTAAGACTTTTGGTATCTTGCAGTATCTTATTGTTGAAGCATTACAAACACCATTGACCATTACTATTGTTAGAAGAACTATTCCATCACTCAAGCGAACAGTTATAAAAGATTTCATTGACATACTTAAAGGATTAGAAGTATTTAATGAAGATAATTGGAATGTAAGTGATAGAACATATAAGTTGCAAGATAGTGTAGTTCAGTTTATTAATTCAGATGACCCTGAGAAGTTAAGAGGATTAAAATCAGACATACTATTCATTGACGAAGCAAGTGAGATAGATGAAGAAAGTTATTTTCAGCTAAGTATTAGAACAACAGGTAAGATAATACTGGCATATAACCCTACGGTGTCACCTTATCATTGGTTAAGACAGATGCAGGATTGTGAACGATATACAACTAACTATGCTGATAATCCGTATATCTCCAAAGAAATGGTTAAAGCAATTGAGGATTTACAACATACGAATGAAAAGAAATGGAAAATATATGGAAAGGGTGAGTTTGCTCCAAATGATAAAGCAATTTTTCAATTTGAGTTATGTGGTGAGTATGACGCTGACTTTGTGGGTTTTGGGCTTGACTTTGGGTTTAGTAGCGACCCCACTGCTCTTTGTGCTGTTTATAAAAGTGGTGATAAAATCTTTTTGGAAGAGTTACTTTACGAAAGAGGTTTAGTAACAAACGACATAATAAATAAATTAAGAGAGTTAGATATCAGTAAGAGTGAAGAGATATGGGCAGATAGTGCAGAACCGAGATTAATAGAAGAGTTATATAGAAGTGGATTTAATATTAAGCCTGTTGTAAAAGGAAAGGATAGTATTAAGTTTGGTATAGGTGTGATGCAGAACCATAAGATATTCATACATAATAAATCACAGAACTTAATCAATGAGATGTATGCTTACCAATACGCAACTGACAAATACGGATATACAACCGATAACCCTGAAGGTGGATTAGACCACTTAATAGATGCGGCAAGGTATTGTTGTATGATGAAGTTATCACAGAAAGCACAAAAGAAAGGAACATATGCAATATCAATTGGACAATACAAATACTAATCAAAACCTCTGGAATGAAGAGGAAATCAAAGAGCTAATACTCTATGTTAAGAGTTTACAGCAGGAAAATG